TTCAACCTGTGTCATAAGTTCACTTATAACCTCAGAACTCATTTCTGTTTTATCTTCTTCGGCTTCTTCTGAAACTTCTTCAGATAATTCAGCAGATGCTTCTACTTTATCTGCTTTTAAATCAGCTACAGCATCTTCTAGATTTTTAATTCGCTTTTCCATTCCTGCCCAATCCTCAACATCAGCTTCATCATCTTCTGCTAATTCTTCTTCTTTAGGTTCTTCTGCAGATGCTTCTTCAACATCTTCGGCTTCTTTTTCTTCTCCTAAGTCTAGGATTTCAGATGAATCACCAATAGTTAATTTGTTTCCGTTTTCCATTGTGTAGCTTCCTGCTGCCAATGCTTCTGCTTCGCCATCGTCAGATACGGCAAAGACCTTAGACCCGATCATAAACTGCTCATCTTCTGTAGCAAGAATACGACCATCATCTAATTTCATTTCAGCGTAGAATTTTACGCTATAAGATTTAGGTTCATTTTTCATTTTCAAGATATTTAAAATTTTTTCTATAGTTCCCATAACATTAATAAATATAAAAGGGTTAAAAGTGTTTACTTCTTTATCGTCTGACTGTTCTGTTTTTTATAGCTGCACAGACTTTAGCAGCAGTTTCTTTATTGCCATATTCCTTCATTTGGTCAGCAATACATTGATCCCAAGAATACTTTAGCATAGCCTTTCTTTTAGCAAAGGCAACATATTCTAGTATTTTGTATTTTCTCTTTCTTTTCTTTTTTCCTGTTTCACTATGTTCTTCTTTCATAGTAGCAGTAGAATGATCGCCACAAGGCATGAATAGTTTTGTGCCATCAACAGTATGGGGGTGAGAGCCTGAGCAACCTTTAAACATCTCTGCATAGATTTGTGCTTCTTCTTTATTTCTAAATAATGGCTCACCATCTAAAACACCAACAGGGGTTAGTTCATTGTCTAATATTAGGTTTTTAATTTTACCCATCATTACTTCATCAGGACATTCCTCACATACTTCATCTAATATATCTACGTGCCTAGATGCTTCAATTAATTTATCCGTAAAATACCCTTCAATACTGAATCCACGCACTTCTTTGTTTTTGATTGATTCCCATATTTCTGGATTGTTTTCTGCTGATACTTGCACGAACCATGTTCCTATTGGTAAGTTTTTAAAGCCATACATATTGGACTTGTCATATTTCTTGTCTTCCTTAATCCACGATTCTACGACAGTTAAACCCTGTATTGGCTCTTTGTGTTCAAGGGTATGATTATTGTTGTTTAAACTATTCATAAATAGCTTCTGTGCTTGTCTGATAGTATCTTTAGTAAAAAATACTTCATACTCCTCGTTAGTTTCCTTATCCAAGCGTGGTATCTTTTTATCGGGGATCAGGATTGCACCAATTAATTGTTTCTTTTCTTCATCTACTTTTGCAAGTGATAAAAAGTCGTTATTAAAAAAAACGAAATTTTCTTCTACGGCAGGAAATTTTACAATGCTAATTGCATCAACTCCGAAGAACTCTGCTGTTTCGTCTATTATTAATTCTATAAGTCTTTTCTTTTTTGCCATAACATCTATAAATATAAAATTGGTTATTTTGTTTACAATGTTGATTGTGTTTCTAGTTCTTCTTGTAATGCTTGTGAGTTGCTAATATCATTTTCTACTACATATGCTTGTACAGGTGCAATACCTGTTTCTCCACCTAGCTGATTACTTGTCTGTATGCTTTCTATATTAGGAACTTCTAATTGTGAAGGCATAGCACCCATACTTGAGCCACCTGATGGTACACTCACAGACGCACTACCACCACCACCACCACCACCACCCTTAACCTTGCCCAATATAGCTTTAGCTTGTCCTATACCCGATAAAACTGACATAATCATTTGAGCCATAAATAAAGGCTGTGTTAATATAGCTGCTGGTCCAGTTCCTGTTGCTGCTGCCGTTGCCCCTGCAATAGCTGCTGATATACCCATAGCAGTATCTATTAATATACCTGCCATAGCTGCTGCTTTAGCACCTGCTGTGCCTTCTTCTAATAACCCACCTACTGCACCTATTAAGCCTTTAGCTGTATCTACTTTTGCTTTTGCGGTAGCTTCACTCATTTGTCTTTGTGCTAACTCTGCATCAAAACTATTTTTTACTTGTTCATTTGTCCAAAACCCTGCTTTGGCTGCTGCGTCTGCCCTAATCTCGCTAACGTCCATGTTCCATTCCTCAAATTGAGCCAACATTGTTTCCCTTGCTTCACCACCATACAACTCCTTTTCTTTATCTATTTGTGATTGTAATAAATCACTTTGTTCTTGGTTTAAAGCATTTAAATTTACTTTTTGCTCTGATTCTTGCCCTGTAATTCTTTCAGACAAATCCGCCATTTCAGACTCCGCATTAATAAGTGCAATTTTTAAATCTACATTATCTTTATTTATTGCCAATTCCTCTTGTGCAAGTCGTATCTTCATTTTTACCAATGCTTCTTCTTTTTCAAATTGCTCTTGCAAAACCCTTCCAAGTTCTTCATTTGCTGCAATCCTTTCAGCTATTGTTAAGGTAATATCATCTCTAAGCTGTCTTTGCAACTCTGCATCTTTTTGATATGTTAATTGCAACTTGCGTTGTTCTGCTTCGCCTATCTTAACCTCATTAGCTAGTGCAACCATTGATACTGCATGGGCAGCAGTTTTTTTTGTTGTTTCAACTATACTTTTGCCAACTTCAAAAACCGCTATGGCATAATCTTTAGCAGCATTTGTAGCCTGGACAATAGGGTTAGCATTGAATAATGTCTTAGCACCCTCTTTAGCTATTTCAGCAGCTTCTTTAAATTCACCTTTGAATACTAAGGCTATTGCTTTACCCATTAACCCAAGACCCTTTATTGTTTCACCTATGGTCTTGTTAACTTTATCTTTTATAAGGTTATTGAAATCGAGTATTAATTTTAATGGGTTTTTAAAAGCCTTAATTACTGTTGCTCCTAAATCCAGAAAAACATTAGAAAGTTTAACCAGTATTTCACCCATAGCGTGTGACACTATATTCATAGCGTCCATAATTCTTTGGTTGGCACTAAACTTATCTGCTAACATAACAACAGCACTAATAACAGCACCAATACCCATAGCCTTCCACGCAAGACCCATAGCTTGAAAACCTTTTGACGTGCCTTCTGCACCTTTTTGTGCTTTAGGTAATGCAGCCCCAAGACCCCCTGCTGCCTTTGTTATTTTTGTAATTTCTGGCTCAGTTTTCCCTATATTTTCAATTTCTTTCACTACCGACTTTGCACCCTTGCCCACGCCCTTTAATTCTTTAGTAGCTTTTTTACCATCTACATTAATAGGGATAGCACCCCTTAATTGGTTTAGGGTGCTTTTAGTTTCTTTGTCTAGCTTTTGGACTTCTAAGATCGCCGCCCTTGCTTCTACATTAATAGTTATTGTTTTCTCTACCGACATATTACTCGTATTATTTGTTTAAACATTCTTCTAAAACTTGTGTGGTATTCTTCCATTCCATAAAGGAAATCCAATTCCTTATCCTTGTATTCTACTAACTGTATATTGTCAATAGTTGGTATTATTATTTTTATTGTTGATTCTATATATTTTTTTAATTCCATAATAAAGTTCTAAAATCTTGTAATTGTATATTATCACCATCTTGATATAAAGCATATTCTAAGCCTATAGGTCTTACTAATGATATAACCTCTTGCACATCTATATTTAATGTTAAGACCCAAGCTCTTTTAGTATCAGTTTCACTATCACTAACAGCAAAACGAATTTCGCTACTAGATACGTCCATATATATCTGAGTTGCTGCTGCTGTTACACCCTCCACCATTCTGCGTTCAAATACACCCCCTGCTGTTCCTACTTGTGTTGTTACTGTGTTTATAGTTCTAAAGGCTGTTGTGTATGAAACTGTTTCTGTGCTACCTACAGGGTGTGTTGAGCTTTTGCCACCTACGACTGTTGACATAGCCTTTACATTTATCATGCAATTACTATTAGGTGGTGCATATAGTCCTACGCCCTTATTATTTTGAGGGTAGGCATAGCTTGTGGTGTTTCCTTCTGTATATGCTAACAATACTATTCTATGGCTTTCACCTGATAAATGATCTCCCTTATACTTGATTAATATGTCATCTTTAAACCCACTTATTAAAGGTCTGCTTGATTTTGATATGCCAGAACCAACCCTTTTCCCATAAGTAAGGTTGTTTAGTATTTTAGTTCCTATGCCCCCTATACTAGGGTGAGATATTATAGGGTTTTTACTTATTAGGCTTTGGAATCTAACAGGCATACTTCCCTGCCCCGCTAGACAAGGCAATTCCCCATTTGTGAAACCTAAAGATACTGCTAGGTCTGACCACTCATTACCCGCATAAGGTTCTCCACCTACACCAGTACAGCAATCAGGTGTTACAAAAATACCTGTCCAATCACCACCACCACCAGTAGCAGGGGTACAATCTGCATCAGTTGAAGGACACCACATATAAAAAGAACCTCCCCATATATTTAACCCTGTTGGTCCAGTACCTATAACATTATCGCAGGTAGG